CTGTAGTGAACTAGCATCATACTTTTTTTGATATGATTTATAGTTACCGTTAGCGTATTTAGGACCGCTATGATTAGACTTTCGGGCCATAAAGTTTCCGTTGGACGAGTTCAGGGTCAACAGTTGGCATAATAGTTGCCAATTTATCTAGTGGGCTACCTTCAAAGGCGACACCACTGATATCATTAGTCTTTAGCCAGTCACAAGCTGCTTTTAGGTCTTGTGTAGAAGCCTCGCCCGACTTAATGCGGGCAAGGAACTCCTTAGTAACAAGATTATGTAGCTCGTTAAACTGGTCTTCAGTCGCTTTCTTTTTCGACATCTGTCGCTTCCGTTACTTTTTTAGTTCGGGTAGATTTGACTTCATACCGAGTCTCACCAGGCTCGTTATACATCCTACCAAGTGCTTTTTCAGCTTCAGCTTTTTTAGGGTAGTTGCTGAGAACTTTACCAGTATAGGTGTCTACAAGTTGATAAGCCATAATTAAGAATTTCTAAGTGCAATTTGATCGATTTTGTTTTCAATTCGGATCATGTGATCTTCCATTTTTTGAACGGCTGTTTCAAAGTCTTGCTTGGGTACGTAACTTGTAGCAACGCGCAGCTCAAAAGTATCTAGACGTTTATCTAAATCGGTTATTCGGTTGTGAATTTTATTAGTAAGAGCTGTACCTGCTGCAATAATAGCAACGACAGCTGAAACACCTGCTTCAATCATTATTTAGTGAGACTATTGGTACAATGTCATTGCACAATACTTCAACTCTTGATCCAGGTCTAAAGGTAAAACCAGTTTTCATAATTTCGGTACACTTAAGTGCACGAACTAACTCATAATCAAGACGCATCTTTTGTTCGTGTTTACGTGCAATAGACTTGCAAGTCTCGATCATTCCACCATCAAGTGGGACTGATACACTAACTTGTGCTCCCCAATTATTACTTTTAACGTAGCCTGAATTTTCAAAAGGCACAGTATCATTTCCCAAATAATATGGGGAAAACTGTAAAGTAGTACCGTTACAACTGTTATTACTGGCAAAATATTGCCGAGACGGTGCTCCATTATTTTGGAATTGCACCGCCTGATTAGTTACATTACCAGTAGCTGCTGCAACTGGATTTGATGTATTTTGTACTTTAGGATCTTCTCCAGCATAAACAGGAGATCCTACTGTGAGAAGACCGACAAAGAAGTAGTAGTAGAAAGTTGTTGCAATGTTTCGGTTACCAGCGATTCTTCGATCAAACCGGCAGCCCGTGTCACAATCTCCAGTTGAAATTGTTCCCCTGGATTGGTTAGTGAATAGGTTGTGGAGCTGCTTGAAATGTCTCCACTTGGTGTTACATTTGTTCCAGACCATGATGAATAAGCGCCACCGTAAATCTGAGTCTCAATCGTACGATCAATATCAATGGTGGTAGTAGTGGTTGATTGCATAGACCCCTGAGTAAAATTAGGGGTAATAGTTTGTGCAGCAGCAGGGCTAGCCAACATCAGCAACAAGATTAAACGTTTCATTCTTCTTTCTTTTTAGGGTCAGATGGTTTGTTGTTTGCAGTTTTATTACTATTAGATGTTGTCAAGCCAAACGTGGCTAATGCACCAGTAAAAACAGAGGCAACAAAAGTAATGTCACCACCGCTTTGACCTTTTTTGATCATTGGTAGATCAACATAGTTTAGAGTGATAATAAAACCACTCCAAACGACAACACCAAGCCTTACAAAAGTACCAAGAATTTGCAATTCATCCTCAGTATTTTCTTTAACTTTATCTAAGAAATTTCTGGGTTTTGATTTTGTTTGGTCAGTTTGTTCCATGCTTGTTTAAAAATAGGTTTAGATACCATTACAATATATTTAAACAATGAAGTAGCCGTTAATGTAGCAGCAACAGAGATAAAAGCTGTTGTTACAGCTGTCGTCATGATAATTGTTGACGGCATTGGTACTTCAAGATCTGTAAAAGGGATCTCTACTATTTGAGCTTCTGGTGGATTAGGGATTGGTGGAGTTACAGGTTTTGTTTCAGTTTTTGTTTCTTCCTCATCTTTTGGAGGGTCTTCCTCCATATTGATTCCTTGAACACCTGGCGGAGGTCTAAGTACACTAGGAGGTACTACCATCGGTTTATATGATGGTAATTCCCCCTTAGGCACGTCAAAAATTGGTGCAGGTAACTTAAGTGCTCCAGGTAGATCTAAAGAAGGAAGAACTGGTGGCCCTTCCCACTCCATTATTTATTAGGAAAGAGACCGTTTTTAATAAACTCAACTGCTTTATCATCTACATCATTATCAGTAGATTCAGCAAGTTTAGTCAACAAGTCAATAATAAGACGCTTGACTTGATTAGATTGAATAAAAGAAAAGAGAATTGGACGGATAAGGGTAATCATGGTTCTTCAGGCCAAGTAGTAGTAGGGTTGTCAATAAGTTCTTTGAGTGCCGCAACATCTGTGCAAGCATCAATTTCAGTTTGACGTGTGTTGCAAGCAGTACGGACTGCAGCACGATACGTAAGCCACTCAGTTTCAACACTGTATGCAGTTACTTCTGCGGATTTAACTACACGCCAATCAGACGGTGCAAGTAGTGATGCAGCAATATCGTTTTGCTTTTGTTTCCACAAAGTCTTAAGACCAGTAGTAGTGTTACCATCGTCGTCGGTAACATCATCAAGTTGTTTAGGGTTATCTACACCCCAGTAAAACCGTTGATCCCACGATGCCACAGGGACATCAAGGGTTTCAACAATTCCAATTGCTTCCTTTTCCGCAAGCGTCGTCAAACGAAGCCAGTTCTTAGGGTATTGAACACCATTGTGTGTAAATGCCTTGTCATATTGCAAGGTCTTTCCATCTAAAGTAAGCATAATTAATTAACGAGCGCGAGCGGTTTTGAATGGGTTTTCGGCAAAGGCGGCGTAGATATAGTCAGTGCCTGACTCATTGAGTCCAGTAGAGCTTGTCCGCCATTTGAAGCCATTAGATAAGATGTCGAGCTTCCCCGTAGAACCTTCAACATTACTTAAATTGGGGATAAGGTATTGAGTAGTTAAATTTTCTGGATTACGCTTTGTGTCCTGCACAAACCAGTTATAAGTATTTGGGCCGTCAGCACCTTTAACCAAAATCCACCGTGGCCTAAACCCTGTGTAAACAAACGGACCATCTGTGCTGCCGTTGCCTGTGTAGCTGCCGAAGGCGCTATAGCCCTCGACTGGGGCGAAGCAGTAGGCGATAATGTCTTCTCCTGTGTAATTAGTAGCAACTGCAGCACCTAATGAAACCACGCTAGATGTCGGATCTGTGTCGTTGAAATAACTTGAAACTGATTGCGCCGTATAGTTTCTGTTAAGTTTTAGATTCTGGGTTGCCCCAAGGGCTGCATGATAAACAGCCCAGTCAATAGCTCTATCTCTGTTTTTAATTACAATAAATTCAGGCGCAGCATTTAAGCCATGGCCTACAGTTGCGTTTGCGCTTGTTCCCGTATAACTAACAATCGAAAACCCAGTGGATGCATTGGCTCTTACATTTGCAGTAATACTGCCATCTGTGTTAGAGACTGTTGAAGTTCCGGCGTCCCAGTTCCAGGCGACAAGAGCCGAGCCGCTTGCATTAACTGCGTCTAAACCTCCTACAGAGAACCCATCTGAAGTAAACGCTGTGAGACTGTTGTTATTTGAAGATTCTTGGGCGGTACTATTAGTAACAATACGATTAGTTGCTCCTCTAATCGTATCATACAGACTATGAAGTTCGACTTGACTTCTGTCTTTAATCCAGGTAAAATCAGGTGAAAAGTTAAGCCCGCTAATTGTTTGCGAAGTTCCGTTACCCGTATAAGTAACAACATCCATCGCCGTCGAACCATCGGCAATCGTTGGATCGTCTAGATTTGCAGTACACAATGCCTTGAAGCCGCTGGGGGCGCTGTAGGCAAAGGCGCGTTGGCCGAAGTTTACAACTTGGGTATTTATAAAGGCGCCAACTACTGGAATATACGATCCAGTTAAACCAGTGAACGCTGTTCCTTGACTAGTTCCATTCTTGTAAAACGTTAACGTACCTGCATCCATATCAACAGCAACACCCATGACATCACCTGTTGTGCCAGTCGCCCCGTATGCGGTATAGGTATGATTAGGCCCTTCATACTTATAACCATTGGCAAAGTAATATACGTAAGAAATTGCCACAAAAGTAATAAAATTAGTAGGTGATGTAGGACCGGTAGCATCAGTTATTCCTGCGACAGTATTTTCGCCACCAGCTACAACTTCGTAATACCATTTACCGTAACTTGGTATTACCATCGTGCCAAATCCCATTACCCAGTTGCTGGAGCTTGTAATATCAAGTCCACCATTGCTAGCTTGGTAAGTAGCACTAATTGCGCTATTTAACGTGCAGTAATTCCCACTTACCTCACCGCCAGCACCTGTATCTGTCTGCGTGCCGTTGGTTGGAGAGTCGAAAAGGGAGTCGTTGCCTGCACCTGCAGTTACAGAAATGTTTTGTGCTGACCAGTCATTACCGTTACCGCTTGAATCCTCAGCAATCGTTGTAGTGTTTGTTGCGTCCGAAAAATCTAGGTGAAAGCCATTGGTGCCATACGTTCCAGCGTATTCAATCGGTTGCCACACACCGTTATCGTCAAACTCACCGAAGTCAGACGCCTGCAGCGATTGCCCATCTACAAAATGAACATCAGCAAAATAACCATCGTGAGGTACAGGGCTGAAAATGTTGTAGTCACCTAAGTAATGCCCACCTGCCTTATTGACGTAGCCTTCATGGTTTAGTTGTGGATTAGTTCGAGCGGAAAAGGTTGTAATCTGCTCTCCGTTTATATAAAGACGTTGTCTGTCATCAGCAGTAGTGTTTGTCGTGTCATACGTAAAGACTATGTGATACCAAGCACTGTAGTCCCTAAATAAATTTGCTGTTTCTAAATTAGACTTGTAAGCGACATTGTAATCGTAAATCTCAAGCCCATCATTTATATGCTCTATAATAAAAAACTGATTGCTGAAGTTTGTTACTTGAGAGAAAAGAACTTTTCTTTCATTTGAAGAAAATTTGACCCATGCGCTCCAAGTCCACGTCTTTTGATTACCAGAAGATGAAAAAACTCTAGACAAACGAGCGGAATCATCATTGTTAAACCGCAAACTGCGTTCGATCTGGTAGCCACCGGCACCACCGGTTTGACCGGCGGCACCTGCTAAAATATTATTTAATACTGCCATAATTAACTATAGTTGAGGGTAGCAACAGCATGAATAGACGTAGAACTACGAACCACGTAATCAATGCGGTCAACTGCAGAGGCAGTTGTAGTAAGAGTTGGTGCCGTACCACCTGCAAAGTCCCAATAAGTACCCCACGCTGCTGTACGACTACCAGTTGCATCTTGTACAAGGAAGATAGAACCAGATTGACCAGCAGTAAGGTTAGTTGGGTTAGCAATGGTAAGGTTTTGATCCAACGTCAATGTATAATTATTAGAGTCTGCAAAGTCAGGAGTAACTGTTGCACCACTGGTAAGTGTAGTAATCGTACCACGTTGTGCTGCGGTAAAGGTTTGTGCAGCATCAGTCTTTGCAGTATCGACATCGTATGCTTGAACAGAAACACCAATATCAGCATCATTTAGAATAGTAGCATCATATGCTTGAACAGAGACACCAATATCAGCGTTATTTAAAATAGTTGCGTCATAACCTTGAACAGAGACGCCAATATCAGCACTATTTAAAATAGTAGCATCGTATGCCTGAACGGTTACACCAATATCA